AGAGTTTATATTTGAAAAAATTAGCGTTCCAATTCCTGTTTTAACAACACCTAACGCACCGCTAATAACTTTTGAAATTGTAGTAGTTGCAAGAACATGAAAATTATACAACGAACTTGCAATTGATGCAATCGCATTAACAACTATTGCTCCTGATTTTGCCGCGTTGGATTGAGTTAAAATCATCCTACGATTATATAAAGCGTGTTAGCCAATGGGGTTGCAGCATTGTATCCAGCTTGCGTAATTTGAACTATATTAGCAAGTTGCGTTGCGCCTGTAAGTCCAGTTGTATCAGATACGATTATATTTGCTGGTGTAGCCCCAGTCGCGCCAGTTGCGCCTTGAGGCCCAAGCTGGTTATACATCACCTGCATTACTGAAATAATTACAGATGGAATATTTGGTGCTGGTGCAGTTGCTGTATTGTGGTCAATACCGATATTGGTATTGTTAGTTGACCACATGATTTGGAAATTGTCTCCAGCAGCAAAATTATCCATGAAGTCCCATGCCGCAACCACATATGGATTATTCGATGGAACAGATACGCGAGTAGCAGAATCTGGAATATCAGTTCCATTTTTACGAAACCAAATCTGAACAATATCACCGCCACCTCCACCGCCATTGTTATGCAATTGAGCGGAGAATTGAATGTCGTATGTTCCCGGACTTGTAAAAGTAATTTGTGATCCACTAACAACAGAAATGCCATTTTGTTCGATGACATTATTTACTGTCATTGCATATGCAGTATTAATAGCAACAGCAGTTTGATCGACATTGCTAAAATATGATCCGTAAAAACCAGATGCTCCACCAGCACCTGTCAAACCTGTAGCACCTTGCAAACCTGTAGCACCCGTAGCCCCGCTTGCACCTACGCCAGTAGCTCCTGTAGCACCATCAACGCCAGAGACTCCTGTCGCACCTGTCGATCCTGTAGCTCCATCTGCTCCAGCAATACCCGTAGCTCCTGTAGAGCCAGTTGCCCCGACATCACCTTGTGTTCCTGTAGCTCCAGTCGCGCCATCTAGTCCAGATATGCCTGTTGCTCCCGTGGAACCAGTTGCTCCATCAATGCCAGAAATTCCAGTTGCCCCTGTCGCTCCCGTGGCTCCGTCTGTTCCTGCTGTTCCAGTAGCTCCTGTGGCTCCTTCAAGACCAGTTGCACCTGTCGCGCCATCTGGCCCAATCGCTCCACCATCAGCAACTGGCGTCCATGAAGCATTGATTGATCCCGGAGTTGGAGGGTAGCCGGGGTTTAGTGGGTTGCCTGTTCTGTAATAATATCCACCTTGAAAAGTAACTGCCGCTCCAAGGTTGTAAGCGGCTCCATTGTCATATACTGTAGCTGGCAATGTCCAAGGTGTTGGACCCTGTATTCCCGTAGCTCCAACATCTCCAGCAACACCAGTAGCTCCAGTCGCGCCATCAGCACCAGTGGAACCTTGCTCTCCTGTAGCTCCCTGCTCACCCGTTGCACCTTGCTCGCCAGTCGCTCCAGCACCTGTTGCACCCGTAGCTCCAAAGTCTCCTGTTACTCCGGTAGCACCCTGCTCTCCGGTAGCACCAACTGCACCTGTAGCACCAGCACCTGTAGCTCCAGTTGCCCCTGTTGCAACGCTTGTTACTTCAACCCACTGATCGTCGTAGTATTGATACTCGACCATCGTAAGCGTATTAACCCAACGCATTCCAGCAGTCGGACTAGCTGGAGGGGTTTCGCTATAAAATGTAGTAAATCCAGATGCGCCAGTCGCGCCAGTGGAACCAGTCGCGCCTTCAAGACCAGTAGCCCCAGTTTCTCCTGTAGCTCCCAATCCGGTAGCACCCTGTTCACCAGTAGCACCAGTTGCGCCTTCCAATCCAGTCGCGCCAACCTCTCCTGTTGCACCAATCTCACCAGTCGCTCCAATATCTCCTGTAGCACCTGTGAGTCCTGTAGCGCCCTCTAAACCAGTAGCTCCAACATCTCCAGTAATACCAGTGGCTCCAGTAGAGCCTTGCTCTCCAGTAGAGCCTGTAAGTCCAGTGGCTCCTTCTGGCCCTGTAGTTCCAACTCCAGTCGCTCCTGTAGAACCTTGTTCTCCGGTAGCTCCAGTAGCTCCATCTACACCGATGTATCCACTAGCTCCTGTAGCTCCAACAGAACCAGCGGCTCCGGTAGCTCCTGTTGCACCAGCTCCACCACCACCCCCACCGCCATTAACGGCAGTAGAGTATGTGTTAGCGGCAATCTTCCAAAGAAGATTATGCTCTCCGTCCCCAACCTTTGGCTTTGTTTCGCCTGTGTTCTCGGCGATCTTTGCAAGTAAGTTGGATTTAGAATCGTTGGTGTTAGGAGCTATTGCCATATTACATTAAACCTGCACGGTTGCTAAGTTGTTTAGCGTAATTCTCTTCTTCTCCCTCTTCTTCCATCCCTTCCTCTTCCATTTCCTCTTCTTCCATTTCTGGTTCCTCGGATTCTCCGAGGGCATAACCATCAACAGAGCCAAGAGCGAATTGTCCATTACCCATATAACGAACTTTAGCGAGAACTTCTTTCTCCTCGCCCTCTTCCATTCCTTCAAAATCAAAACCTTCCGGTGCTGTAAAATTAGTTTCCATATTTCCTCCGTTACAAACAGGGCATCCTTTACTTTTGCAACCACATCCTCCACCCATACCTATAATGAGAGCGATACCTTTTTCTTTCATTAGTTTTTAGGTTTAAGTGCGGTGGGGGATAGAACCCCACCACACTTATTATTGTTTAACCAGACCGACTCTTACGAGCAGGATTGATAAAGCGTAGCAGGCGAGCAACGGAGATGCATAAGAGCATAACCCCACTCGACACGCTTCGGCTGAGAACCTTGCATGAACAAGGCGTAGAAGTAGCCATTAACACCAAGGATGTTATTAGCATTGTCCTTGTTGTTGATCCACATGAACTCACCGCGATAGTTGACAGGATCGAACTTCAGACCCGAACCGGGGCTGGTGATGACCTGTGCAACACGGGAAGTAAACACATGTGGGTTGTAGATGAAGCTGACCTCGTAAGCGGCAGAACGATAAGCCGGATTCACAACAGCCTTGTTGCCAGTGCTGGCAGGGCTGGTAGTGAAGAACGGAACACGCTCAAACGCACCATCAACGAAGTTGTAGCGAGGAGCTTGACGATCAACCAAGTGGACATAACCACTGTAGCTGAAGGCTGCACCGAATGGCTTGATAAGCTCGTCAACCTGCGAAGAGAAGCGCAAGTCCTGACGGATGTCAGCGTTCTGCTTCTTGAGGTAGTTGCTCGTTTCAGGCGAGCAGATGAGAGCGTATTGAGGCTCACCGTCAACCATTGCGTAATTGCCTTCAGCGGCATCACGGGAAAGGTCGAGGTAGAACTGATCGAGGATACCTTGGTCGAGCGCATAGGCAGGAGCCACGGCAGGGAACGCTTGGTTGGTTCCGCTGCTGGACATCGCCAGCGTATCAGGCACATCAAGAACAACCTTGTTGCCAGCGAGACGAGAGAACTCATCACGGTAGCGGTTGCTCCAGAACCACTGACTGTTTTCTTTGAGGACTTTGACCTCACCAGCCAATTGCTCTTCAGCCTTCCATGCAGTGCGAAGATCATTCACACAGAAACCGGGCGAACGAATAGCAGCCTGTTGGAGGTTGTAGGAACGAAGGGTGCGAGCAAACTCAACAACCTGAGGAGTCGGGTTGCAGTTGTTTCCAGAACCATCGTTAGTTCCCACATCGGCCCAAGCAGTGCTGGAGGCGTTAGGAACGGTGGTGCGCTCTTGAATGAGCGTTTGGATGGATTCGCCCATACCAGCAGGGAATGTGTCCTGCTTGATGAGACGGTTCCAAGGGTCGGTAGCAATGAGCTTGGCGGCGATCATCTCGCCGATACGCCCTGCTTCTTGTTGGAGCTGATTGTTTACATCAGCAATATCGTATTGAGCCATATTATTATTTTTTCTATTAAGTTAAATTTAGTTTTGAATCCAAGTCGTCGTTTAGTTGCCCAACTTAAACTCGGTTTGTTTTCCTTTACTGAGCCAGTGTAAAAGCCTTTCGGTGTTTATAAGCTCGGATTTATTTTGTTACTGATATTGAGGAATCAGCGATCCATAACATTTTTTTCAACAGCTTAGTTATGCTGCATCGCAACTAATATGTGAACAAAGCAATATTTGCAAGTTAATTTTAAATAAAAAAAAGGACTGCCTAATTAAAGCAGTCCTCTTTCTATTGAATCTGAACTTATTTTTTTATTAGTTATGCAACCATTCTCCCGACAAGATTCTTAACGAAGTCGTCTGTATCCATCTTTGCGTAGTTGGTCGGCTTGTTTGATTCTGCTGGAGTTCTGGGGGAATTCCCACCAGCAGCAGGAGCAGAGCCACCGCGAAGTTTAACATTATTCTCCTTAGTTTCCTTCAGCTCGTTCTGCAATGACTTAACTGTATCAATCAAGTCTGGAAGAACAGCGGCTCCAAGGATGCCATATACTTTAAGGTTTTCAGGCCACTCGTCGTAGCTCATTACTTCTTGCTGAAGTTTAGCGATGTCTGGTCGCTTGTCTTCTGGAAGAAGATTGTAAACCTTCTCGGTCATCTTCGGAACAACCTCTTGGATTGCTGATTCCCGTTGAGCGAAATACTGTTTGTAGAACGCTTGCTCTTCTTGCTGCTGTCGCTCCATAGAAGCATTGTATGCCTCCTTAGAATTCGCCTCCAACTCCTCCTTGCGCTTTTCAATCTGAAGCAGGTTATCAGCAAGATTCCAAATCTTAGTCTTATCTCGTTCTGACCAGTCTGCCATCAATGCTTCAAGTTTCTGAGGATCGCCATTTGTGTCCGCTTGGAGAGCGTCAATCAAATCAGAGGTTTCAACTTTATTCCGTTGAGCAAAGAATTCAGCACCCTCGATAATCTCGTTGAGAGGTTCGGAAACATACTGCTTCCATTCCTTGGTAGCCTGAACACGGGTCATGTATAGCTCGCCATCAACGGCTTCACGCTCACGCTGAATTTCTTCAATCTGAGCCTTTAGGTCTTGGACTTCCTTGCTGGCTTGCTCGTATTCGCTTCCTTTAGCTTTGAGTTCAGCAAGCTCTTTCTGAGCCAGCTTTAGTTCTTTCTCAGCAGACTTCAGTTCCTTCCAGCGAATCTTTTCTTTTTCGCCAGTTGGTTCTACCTCGGCAGGAGCATCTGTATTAGCTTCTTCAGTTTTTGCCCCCTCATTAGTTCCAGATTTGTCAGTATTTTCGACCTCTTTTTTAGGGGCTTCTGTATTTTCTGGAGCAGGCTGAGTTGGATTTGACTTCGGCTCTTCCTTGGGAGGGGTGACGCTGAGATCATTGGATGCAATAGAATCAAGCGCACTGCGGAGATTTGTGATCGCCGAGTCCGTTGATGCTGGTTCTGTTGGTGTGGGTGTCGGTGTTGCTTGGTCGGACATATAAGATAATAATTTTTACTTAATCTTGGCGCGATGACGCTCACCCCAAGATTTCTTGGTGGTAGCTGTCTTCTTGCCAGATGTTGCCATTGGTTTCTTTGCTGCTGGTGCAATGCGTTTTTCTGTTGCCATTTTCATATTTTTACTCCTGTTGGTTGTTTGTTTGTGAAAGCCTCTCAGCTTCCATGATTTCGTCCTCGGTGTATAACCCTGTGGACAAAAGTTTCCTACGAGCTTGAATGATATATTCCTTATCCAGATCATTCAACTTCTTTGGATTGATTCTAATCAATGAATTAAGTTTGTTTTGAAACTCTTCGGAACCGATGGCTTTAGCGGCCTCAATATCCGTTGGAGCTTTAGGGGCGCATTCTTGTCTAACAATAATAAATGCTTCTTTAAGAACTGGGTTGTCTAGTAGTTTCTCCAATTGAGATACCTTGTCGGCATTCATTTGGAATAGTTGTCTTTGTGTCATATTCTAATTCCCTGCGATTGTATCTTGCTGGCTGCTTCTGCGTCACGGATTGCCATCTTTTGGTTGGCATCCTGCTGGCGCATAATCATTCTCTGCTGGTGCATTTGCATATCCATATCAAGTTTCGCCTGCCGCTCGGCTCTCTGTGCCTCTATTTTAGCAAGCGTGGCTGGATCAATTTGCTGTTGACCTTGCGCCAAATTCGCATCTTCCATTCCGCTCAACATGGATTGCTGTTCTTGTTCAGCCATTAGCTTCTGAACTTTCAGCGTTCCGTTGTGCAAAATTTCATCTGCGTTTTGAAGAACCTTGCGGTATAGCGCGGATTCCTCACGCATTGCAGGGTCGCCAGACAGCCTCTCGACATGCTGTGCGACATGGGCATTAAGCGCATTGATGCCTTCAAGCATAGGAGCGAGTTGCATTGGATCAACCTGCAAGGCTTCTTGAGCTTGGTCAACAAGCGGATTGAGTGCTTCGATGTGAACCTTGGCGTGAACCAAATCGTTCTGACCATCCAGAACCATGATTTGACCACCAGCCAGAAGTGAGTTGTTTTCGAGTTGCGCGATAGAAGCATCCATTGTTGGCTTCTCGGATTCTCCGGGTTGAATCGCATATCTGGATGCATTCTCGTAACCAGCGGTTTCGGATGCAATATCCCAAATGAGGTTCTGTTTGCCGTAGTCTGGCAGGCTTCCAAAGATGCCCATCAATCTATCGAATGCAACCATTCTAGCTGCTTCCGATCCAGCGCCAACGGGTTTAACAACTCGCAGTCTGTCGGTATCTAGGTTGAAGAATGCTTGTAGATAACGATCCTTTGCACCGAATCCTTCAGCACCACGACGAAGGAGGCGTTTGTGAAGTTCAACGATATACTTTCCTCCCGGCTCACGATTATCGTAATCCTTTCGCTTCATTCGACGGATCATTTCGCGCATCAAGGATTCCCAAGGATCGAAGAACAAGTTCAAAGCTGACACGCTCATTTTAGCAATATTGCTAAGTTCAGCACGCACTTGTGTTGCAGACTTCTCAACCGATGTATTGATTAAAGATTCGGTATTGTATGCAGATGTTCTTTCTCTGAACAACTGTGTAAACGCACTAACAATCGGCAATGTCCCGTTAGATACATTGGGAACTATAGTATCCTTAATGACCTCAATACCGGGAGAAAGCAAATTATAAACTCCATTTGGGATGAACTGCATCTCTTGCAATGCCGTCTCGTCTTTTGGTTGGAATGTAGGCGCACTACCGAAGGATGCAATCTCAAGAAGTGAACAGTATGCACGATTCAATGCCCCGTTAATTGCAAAGACATCGTAGCCTTGACCGCGAACGCCATGATAGTATCCGTTAGTTCCAACTCCGTAGGTAAAGACAGTGTAGGCTTCGTAGCTGTTATCGAATCTGCCGATTCTCTTAAACAAGAAGTCTTGCACCCCATTGTCATCGTTAATCATGTAGTGCGAAACCTTGCCGTCAAATTCAGTTACCCACAAATGGACAACACGAATTGACTGCTGGTTCGCAGCTTGAGTCGTAAAGAACAAGTCGTTATTACGAAGCTCCATCTCTAGCTTCTCCCAATCGTATTGGCGGAAGTTGTAATAATTGTTGTTGTTGTTTACAGAGGAAGTGATTGCCTTGCGACAAGCCTGAATATTGAACCCGTTAATCTGTGCTGTTTCTTCATCCTTAATCAACTGATAAAGTTGCGTAGGGGAATAGAATCGCAAGCAAGCGGCAACATCAATATTGTCCTGACCGATCTCTGTCTTACGAGGAATCTTGAAGTCAGACATATCCGTTGACTTCCAACGCCAGTCCCACTCATCATTGAACAACGACACACCAACTCCATGCTTAATAAAACTATTGCAGAGCTTGAGATATGTAGGGAAGAAGTTGCGCCAAGAGCGAACAGCAGCGGTTACTTCCTGTGCTACAACTTGCTCAAGTTCGTCACGCTCCGTCTGGCTCCCGTAAAGAGTCGGGCAACGGAAGAATGTTTGAGGCGCATTAATGATGTCAACATACCCAGCAAGTGCCGTATCAAGAACTTGCTTCGCAAACCCCCACGACACATTGACTCGGTAGGATTGCCCTGCATTGATAAGCGCCCTCTCGTCGTAGGGGCGTTCGTTGTCGTAAGCAGCGTCAATCTTGCTGCGGTCAAAAGCTGAGACGGCATCCGCTCGTCGTAGAGTCTCCCAAATCTCATAAGCTGATTTAGCGTCCTTAATGCGAGAAACCGGAGGCTTCCCGCTGTTTGAAATTGTTTCTAGTCGATCACTCATTATTGTCTTCCTTTGTTGGTTTCTTTTGGAAGAACCTTAAGTTGGCTATTCGCTTCTGATAAATCCTCATCTTTTTCTCAAGTTCAGATTCATCAATATCTTCAATGCCTTCAGCGATCTCTTGCGCTTCCTCAACTGTTAAGTTCTTTGCAACTTTCATATCGTCATTATTTATATTGTTCAACAATAACTTAACAAGTGAGCCATCTTTGCATCCGTGAACGAGAACTGCGTCCTCGCTTACAGGTTTGTTCCAATGGACATCCCACGCTAAATTAGAGATAGAATCACATACCATTTCTCCGTTAATATTGCGATACTTTTCTGTCCTCCAGTTGTTTTGGATGAGATTAGATTCTTTCATCCGATTAACTACATACCACTGGATGATGTGGGTCCAATGCCTGTTAGATACAGAAAGGGAATTCAATACAGGTGCAGAACAGATTTTTGTGGAATACACTCCAACTTGAGCCATCCTGTGTCCCGTGACAGACTCAGGAACGAGTTCCCCGTTCTTGCCTTCATACACCCTCTCTTTAGCTCCAAGATAAATCAATGGTTCACGCTTCTCCTTAACCGCCCTAGTCGTGTCTGCGTAATATTCAAACGCAATTAAATCAAGCCAGTTCTCTCGCACTGGAACAGTATCCAGTTCAAACCAAAGGAATGCATCCGTCTCTTCATCCTTGCGGAGATGAGCGCAAGTCTGCTGGAAGTAGAAGTTGCAAGACATAGGCCAACCCATCATCGTGTCTGGAATAATGCAAGCCTCAGAAGATTTGAACAAATGTTTAATTTGCTTTTCAAATCCAATGATGACTTCCTCGTTTTCTCTTGACCCAATAACTAGCAGGTCGTGTTCTTCGCCTACTGGAAATTTATTAATCGCACTGATGAAATCAGGGATCAAATGCCGATCATGTTTTGATACAGGAATAACTAGCTTCATATTAAAAAATCATCTCAAACTCAGCCGTGAATTTAATCGGCCTAGAAGGGATCGCATCATCAAACTCAAACCCGCTTACCTTCCTCCACACCCTCCGAGGCATAAAGAAACAATACTCGTAAATACCGCGAGAAATAACGAGAACTTTAAAACCCGCTCTTTCCACCCTATACGGAGTTCCTTCAACTGCCCTTTGCAAAGCCAGAGCAAGAGGAGATTTTGTAGGGTTACACTTAGTTCCATTGACATAATCTTCGGGTTTAACAATCACATCTAATAAAACAGATTGCCGATGTTCGTCAATATAAAGTTCTGCCCTCGTTTTTTGAAAACCAAGTTCCTTTAGTATGTTCATCACTTCCCCCATACTATTATAATATGACTTATTTTCAAGAAATAATTGAAAGAGTTTTATAATTTTGTAAAGTGAGCTAGATGAATTCAGCACCAATTTACGGTGATCCACTTGATGGATACCTTCACCTTTACGGGTTTAACTGGAAAAAAGGAACACACCAAATCGCAATCGAACTTGCGATGTTCAGAGAAAAGATTAAAGGGAGGATTCCTAAAGATACTGGTGGATACGATATATTCCATCACTTCCAAAGAATCGCCAAGGCTCTCTGGCCTGAGAAAGATAGCAAGTCAACAGTAAACTTCATCTGGCATCCTTGGGCAGAACGAATGATCCGAGCTGCTTGCAATCACGAATACCTTGCAATCGCTGGCTCTGGTGGTTGCGGTAAATCGGAGGCTTACGCAATATGGGCAATCGTGAACTACCTAGCCGATCCAGAGAACACAACAGTCCTTGCTACCTCCACGACAATCAAGGCATCCAAGCAGCGTATCTGGGGTAAGATTACTAGGTATTGGGGAGTATGTGAACAGCTAGGTTTGCCGGGGCATCTTGTGGATTCGGAGAATAAGATCAGTTATGTAGGCAAGGATGGCAAGCGTTCTGACTTGTCTGGCATTGTTCTTATCCCCGGTGAAAAGAAGAAGGAGCGTGACGCTACTGGCAAGATGCAGGGTATCCACAACAAGAATGTTATCTTTGTTGCTGACGAGTTATCTGAGCTATCTGAGGCTATTACAGAGGTTGCGTTCTTCAACTTGTCCAAGGGTTGCGAACGATTTCAGTTCATCGGCATATCTAACCCTGCTTCGTATGTGGATGCATTCGGTAAGTTTGCCAAGCCTAAAGATGGATGGGAAACCATCACTGTTGACGATGAAGAATGGGCGACTTCCCGTGGAGTATGCTTGCACTTCGATGGGTTGAAAAACCCAAACATGATAGCCAAGAAGAAGATTTATTCTTGGATGGAGGGTCCGCAGGATTTCGAGAAGATTCCAGAAGAGGCTAAGAATACATCCTCGTTTTGGCGAATGTATCGTGGCTTCTGGTGTCCTGCTGGTATTACAGATCAGATTTATTCCGAGGTCGAGATACTTAACTCTAAGGCTACCGACAAAGCCGTATGGCTTGATAACGAGAAAACCAAGGTCGCCTTCCTCGATCCATCCTTCACTAATGGTGGAGATAGAACGGTTCTTTACTTTGGGACGGTTGGCAAGCTGGCAGAGCCACATGGATACAAGGGTCTGCAATACGATGAGTTCTTGGTCTTCCAAGAGGATGTCACAGACCAATCCATGACTCGTTCTCAGCAGGTAGTTCAATGGTTCCGTAATGAGTGTCTAGCTAGGGGCGTCCAGCCTCGCAATGCAGGATACGATAAGTCCGGCGCTGGTGGGCCTCTAGGTGACTTTATATCCGTTGCTTGGTCAAAGGATGTGTATGGCTTGCAATTCGGTGGCAGGGCTTCAGAAAAGCCTGTATCGGCATACGATCCAACCCCGTCACACGAAAGGTATGTCAACTCGGTTTCCGAGATTTGGTATTCCTGCAAGGAATATATGCGGACTGGTCAAGTCAAGGGTATCGGCGATGAGTTGATGCGAGAGATGTGTATGCGGAAACTTGATCCTAATGGAGAGAAGAACCTAGCATTACGCATTAAGGTTCTTCCTAAATCTGAGATGAAACAAAGATTCGGCATATCTCCTGACATTGCAGATGCTGGGATGGGACTACTTGCTTTGGCTAGAGAGAGGCTTAACCTAGATAGCAGCACAGCTACAAAGGCTCTTAATCCTAATAATAAGTCTGACTCTAAAGGCTGGAAGCAAGCCTTCAGTAAGTTTAAGGCTATTTATGGTTAAACAATTATGTTTTACAAAGAACGAGTTCAATGAATGCCTCGACATTATTTGACTTGATAAATGTCTGATCAATATTCGATCCAAGACTGTAATCGTAATTAGTATCTACAAGCATTGTTCTTTTTGCGTAGCAGTGTGGTTTCAAGTAATCCAAGAACTTATAGATATTCACATGATACTTTGCTGGACTCGTTTCATGCGTGAAGCTCCAAGTGCTTTTGTGGTCTGGATTGTATCTTGAGGGCCATTTGTTTCCTTCATACAAATCCCAGTCTGGAATAGACACGATTAGGTGTCCTCCTTTTCTAACAACTTTAATCCATTCCAGTATAGCCTCAAATGGATTATGCATATGCTCAAGGCATTGAGAAGCATGAAGATAGTCGAATCTATCAGTAAAGTATTTCGATAAATAGTTTGCATCTCCGTGTTCCATGTCAAATGCAATGCAAGTGTTGTATAGAATCTTGTCGCTTCCGCATCCTACATCTATTCCCCGTCCATTGAATATATCTTGCCAGTTAAATATACCAAGGCGGGTTTCCTCCATCCTTCTCCGCATTGCCTTACTCGCTTCGTTCATCCGATCAGTTCCTTTACTTTCTGTATGGATACAAGCAATCGTTCTGTAATTGGATCAAGAGCAACGAAAGGAAGCGTCTCTGCTACAACCATCTTTTCTATCTCAGATTTAGGCTTCTCCATCCCCGCTGATTGAGCCTGAATTACCAGCACATCAATTGAGTAACTATTTAATGTTTTCCCGTTTATAGTTAATCTCCAACCGCCGCTTGGGGTATGCGACTTGTCTATATATCGCTCTGGAGTTTTGTCCGAAACTTGTATGCGTTTTTCTGACAAAACTGTGTCGATCTTTCCATCGTAGCAAAATGTAGCATTGTCTCGTTTATAGATACAATCCGGTGTCCATAAGCAGACTTCTTGTATCGTCCGATGCTTTAGCCCTTCAGCTACGCAATTCGCTGAACTCTGGTTCCCGATAAAGCATTCCGAGCTATTGATAGCAATCGCTAGTTCAAGGTAATCCTTAACGATTAATCTCTCAACCTTACCAAACCTTTTGCAAAACAACTCATACTCGCTATCGTGTCCAACAAAAAGAATTGATTCACTGATTTTATCAACTATTTCTTTCCAAGGAAATAACGGATTAGCGTATCTATTCGTCTTGTTAACAATAACCCTGTCTTTGAACTTCTTATCTTTCGGACAAAATAGCCATTGCTTATTTAAATCTGTATGCTGTTTTATCCATCTGGCGTGTAGCTCTGCGAGTGGAACCCCGTATGGATGCCCATTCTTTCTAAAGTCAACGAATGATTTATCAACATTGTAAAGCAACTTATGCCCACACTTCTTGATGTATGGCTGGCATTCAATGAGCGGCCTTAACATCTTGAGTGCAGTTTGATTATTCTGGATGTAGTAGTTCCCGCCACCTGCTGCTTGGACTGATGCCAAGCTAAGAATAATATCCCCTAAATCTCGTTCATGTAAAAAGTTCATTAACTATCCCTTCTTCCAGCAATAATTTATATCGTCAAAATCTTTCTTAATATCCTCGCTCAATCCCTGCCTCTGAATGTCAATCGGAACATGAACAGCCGCCTTGAGAGAACAACTGCAAACGAGGCAGGCTCCAAGCCTATCGTCGTATCGTGTCTTTCTTTTGCCTATAACGCCCTGTATGAGCGTTAGCACCGCACCCATGCAAGCACCGCAAGAGAACTGCAAAGTTGTGTTAAACGGGCAACCAACGCAAATGCCAGCCCTTCTATCAGCTTCCTCCTGAGATACGAAGGCATCCTTGCCGGATAAGGTTGATTGCGCCCAGATTCGCATCATGTTCAAGAACGAAAGAACGGCAGTCAAAGATAGCCTTCTGCGGGTTACTTTTTTAGAGCTATTAGGAATGCATTTCGATCCCCAGTTTGGATTCTGTTTACACATTTCAGATAAGAATTCTTCTTCCCAGTTTGGAGACAGCAAAATCCCGTTAGCGTTGCAGTGGGATTTGTATGCGTTGGTTATAGCTCGGTAGTCGTA